TGCAACTGGAGTAGGCTTAGACTCTACTACCGGTGCTTCAACTTTGTATGGTACTTCTGCAACTGTTTCTGCAGGTTTAGCACCAAATAGCTTCTTAATAAAATTAATCATAATAATGATCTCCTGTTGATTATTTATATACGCTTATAATTCGCCAATTGTTTTTAGACTGCTAACTGGCATGTCCCATACCATACGTGCTTCTACACCTTTCTCTTGTGCAAAGCGTTTAGCATCACAATTGCCGCAAACGTGATAGACACTGTTATTTAAACGCTTAGGATCCATGTTTCCTTTGTCTCGTTTAAATATTCCCTGGCAACAATCACACTGAAAAATCAATACAGTCTTTTTACGCAAATAAGCGTGAACTGTACCGTATTTGCTTTTACGATAGTAACTATGCTGTGCGTATTCGTGCCCAATGTACATTTTGTATTTACATTAAGATTATAAAACCATTATGATAAATATGTTAACGAGGGCAAAAAGTGATCACAATTTCACCAGCAGCAAAAGTAAAAATCCAAGATTTACTTTCAGAAGAAAACAATCCCAACCTAAGTTTACGTACCTTTATTCAAGGTGGCGGGTGTGCGGGATTTAATTACGGGTTCACATTCGACAGCGAAAAGAATGAGGACGACTTTGAAATCCCAGTAGGCGCATGGAAGGTACTTGTAGATGCTATGAGTATGCAATATTTAAATGGCGCAGAAATAGATTATAAAGAAGAATTAATGGGTAGTAGCTTTACTATCAACAATCCAAACGCTAAGAATACATGCGGTTGTGGATCAAGTTTCGGAGTTTAATAAATGTCAAAACAAATTATTGATATTGGCGTACAAGGTAATGACGGTACTGGTGACAGTATTCGTGAGTCGTTTAGAAAAGTTAATGAGAACTTTAACGAAATATATGCTATTTTTGGCATCGGCGGAACTATTACTTTTGACAAGCTAGATGACGGTGTAGTTTACGCTGCTAACCAAGTTATCGTCGGTGACACAACAGGCAGCTCGCTAAGTGCTAGAGACCTAATTGCAGGTGACGGTATCACTATTGATACTAGCTCAAACTCATCTATTACGATTACAGCAAGCTCAGCAGGACTAGCAGGTGACAGCACACCTACAATGAATGCTCCGCTAAATGCTAACAACTTACCAATTGGTCGTATTCCTGATCCAAGCGAAGACTTAGTTAAGGCATTTAACTTAACATATCAAGGTAGAAATATTACAACTACCATTGACCAGTTGGCAATTAACAAGGGCTATGCTGATAGAACTTATGTTAAGATTGGAGCAGACGGGCGTGTAGCAAATGCACTTCGCGTTCGCAATGAGCCATCAAGTCCGCAGCTTTCTGACGTAGATTACGATAGTACCTTAACAGGTAACTATGTAGCAACAGAAGCAATCCAGCGTCAAGACGCCGTGTATCGCGGTGGCGATACAATGACTGGTCCGTTAACACTAAGCGACCATCCAGCCCCATTAGAAGGCTTTGGTACTCCAAACGGTGCTAGTGATTTACAAGCCGCAACTAAGTTTTACGTTGATAATAGCACATTTAACAGTGCAGTAAACTTATATGTTTCAACATCAACAGGCGATGATTTACAACAAAAGACTCCGCTAGGTAAAGAAGGTCGCTACTGGCAATACGCTTATAAGACCATTGGTGCTGCTGCTTTACAAGCTGAAAACTTAATTAGCGTAGCTAGTCAAGAACCTGGACCATATCGCCAACGTGTTGCTTACACAATCGGACCTGACCAAACATTTAGTACAATTCAAAGTGCTACATTAACAGGCGGTAACAGTGCAGATACTGGATACACCGATGCTTATGATTTACTACAATCAAACAAGGCATTTATCCAAGCTGAAACACTTGCTTATATTAACAACAAATATGTAAACGAATTTACATACGATCGAGCAAAGTGCCAACGTGACGTACAACTTATTTTAGATGCAGTTGGCTACGACCTAGTCTTAGACACTACATTTAATACCACTCGCGCAGCAAGTTTATATTTTGATGCCACATCATCTAAGGTCACTGCAAGTCAATTAATTCAAACTATTGATGCTATCAAGTTTGCAAGAGATCAAGTTTTAGATTTTTCTTATAACAGTGTTGGGTTAAATTCATACATTGATTCTGTAGTTACAGCACTTAGCTACGACTTATTATTCCAAAGTAATTACCAAAGTATTCAAGCAGCTATCCAATTTAACTATGCTGACACAAAATTAAGTGCAAGTCAAATTAGCGAAGTTCTTACTAACCTAAAAAATAACTTGTTAGGTGTTGCTGCAACCACTTCAGTTACTAGCGCAGAAAAGATTGTTGTTGCAACCGGTTCATCTGGTTCAAACATTATTACTGTAGTTTCTAATACAGGTCTTGTAGTCGGTATGCCTGTAGTTGGATCTGGTATTGCCGGCGGTGCATACATCACACAGATTTCAAGTACTACAATTACATTAAGTGCAGTTAACTTGAGCGATGTATCAGGTGATTGTATTTTTGGTTCTAACGTTGTTATCGTAGGAAGCAACGCTGGCATTTCAACAGGCCAGACAGTTACTGCAACTGGTATTGCAGCAGGAACTACTGTATCAAGCGTATCTAACAACTACGTATTCTTAAATGAAAACCCAACTGGTGTAGTTTCTGGTTCTGCTGTGTTTACTACTGCAACTGCGGTATCTGGTGTATCATTAGCAGCAACATCAGTAACTAATAATATTAATTACATGATTAGTATTATTAACAACGGCAGTTTGCCTGAAGCTACTTTCCCTGAAACAACTTCAGGTGATCCCGGTCTTGCTAGTGCAAGAGATTTGTTATTAAACAACATCAGTTTTATTCAAGCTGAAGCAACTGCATTCCTAGGTGCTCAATATCCAAACCTAGCATACGACAAAGCTATTTGCAAAAGAGATATAAAGTATATCACATGGTCATTAGTATATGACATCGTATACGGTGGCAACAGCCAATCTGTATATGCAGGCCAGATGTATTGGCAAAATGCAATTCAACAAATCGCAAGTTCAGAATTAACTCCAATTGCAGATGTGTTAGATTATCTATCAACACTAATGCAAGATATTATTGCTAACGTTCAGCCAACTACTGTATATCAGCAAAGTATTAGACAATATAGCAACGAAACATTAACAGGTGGTAGTGTTGCAGCAAGTTCAATTAGTGCAAACATTGTTACAATTAAGGCATTAATTGATTCGTCTTCATTTATTCCAACTGTAACTTATCCAGATGTAACTGCTGCTGCTACTGCTTTACAAACTGTAAGAACATCAGTATTAGGCAACATTGCAACTTATAAAACAAATGCTGTTAACTATGTAACTTCACATTTCCCAGTTATCAACGATGTACCTACATTAACTACAATCGAGTCATTATTCCAAATTGTTATTGACTTATTAACGTTCGGTATTGAATCTAGACAGTTACCGGCATACACAAGTCCAAGTAACTTAGGTGCAGGTTATACACACGCTAGACAGTTGTTACTTGCTAACTTAGATTTTATTTCAGACGAAGTTAACGGTTGGGTTTCTACTAACTACGGTAGTTTAGTTTACAGTGCCGACAAGTGCAAACGTGACGTTATGTATATGCTTGAGTCAATCGCATATGACATTACTTACGGTGGAAATAGCGGCAGCGTATTTGCGGGTGTACAATACTGGCAGAATTCAACTCGCCAAATTGCGCCAGCAGAAGTTGAAGTTACAAAACTAGCAATTGGTCATGCAAGCGACTTAGCAGTACTAGTTGTTCAAAACCAAGCACCTGGAACACTTTTCTCTTCAACACCACAAGTTACTAACGGTGCATGGACAGGTGGCAACGTAGCAGGTACTGCGATTGCAACAGCATTTAATAACATTAAAAATATTATTGATGATGTTTCGTTAACACCAACAATTGTATATCCTACAATTTCTAACACAGTTTATAGTTCAACTGCAATTTCTGCAAAGACTTACATTGTTGCTAATGAAGTAGCTGTTGGACTTGCAACAACATCTTATCTTGATTCTACATACAAAGGTGGATTCAATTATAACGAAGCACTATGTAACAGAGACTTAGGTTACATGGTTGATTCTTTATCAATCGACTTGTTAACAGGCGGTACATATCAGTCAGTTAATACAGGTAAGAGTTATTATAAGAATACGAGTGCTCGCGCTATTGCAATTGGCACACAATACAGAGAAACTGTTGATGCACTTGAATTTGCACAAAACTTAATTAACCAAGTTTTAAATCAAACAACTGCGATTCGTTACCAACAGTTGACAACACAAACAATTGACTTAGGAAAAGCCCCGGCAGTTGCTGCAATCAACAACGTAAGCAACAACGTAGATATTATTCTTAACATTATCAAGCACGGTGTAGGTGCTGCACCAGCTGCTAGCTTTGGTACAGGTATTTGGAACGTTGAAATTGATAACGGTGGCAACGGTTATGTTGACCAAGGTGCTCCAGGAAACAACGACATTATTCCAGCTAAGGTATTAGTTGGTGTTAACACACAAGCATACGGCCAAGTTGTTAAGTACATTCCAGGTAGCGGTGCAGGTGTTGATACTATTCAAGTTCGTTTAACTAAACCTGGTTTCTTTGAAGTCGGTGAACAGATTGAATTCGGTGAAACAGTTAAAGACCTACACATTACAATTTTTGTAGAAACTGGTATCTACTACGAAGACTATCCAATTCGCTTACCTGCTAACTGTTCTATCAAGGGTGATGAATTCCGTAGAACAATTATTCGTCCACGTGATAGAATTTCTCAATCACCATGGAGAAAGGTATTCTTCTATCGTGATGCAATTATTGATGCATTAGAATTAGGACCATACGATTATGCCACAAACTATGCAACTGCAAGTTCTATCTATGTAAGTGGCACAAGTAATAGAATTACCATTACACTAGGAACAGGTACTGTTCCACAAAGCTGGATTGGTAAAGTGTTAATGGATAACTTTGAAATCACACCAGGCGACTTTAGCAAGCGTGGTCGTGCAATTATTGACTCAGTAAGTAACAACGTTATGAACTGTTCAGTGATTTACCCATTCCAAAGTTCAGGAACTATCAATAGCGGAGATTGGAACTTATATGGTACAATTAACTACGGACGTTTCTACTTAACAGACCCACTAGATATTAACAGTCCTGCTAAGAATAACAAGTACTTAGACGTATTCTTAACAAACGACCAAACACGTATTAGCAACATGACTTTCCAACGTCATGGCGGATTTGCTATGGTGCTTGACCCAGAAGGTCAAATTAAAACTAAGTCACCATATGGTCAGGTTTGTTCATCATTCTCGCAATCAACTAACAGCAAAACATTTGCTGGTGGTCAATTTGTTGACGGATTTGCTGGAAGATTATTTGGTACAATTACTAACATTGTCGACAACGGGATTACCGTTACTGTAGTAGGTGAAACAAACAGCGGTCTTGACATTCGTCCACCGCAACCTCCTTGCGCATTTTACTCACAAGGTGTTCGCTATCAGATTAACGACGTTGTAAGTTATGACCAAGCAAATGCAACTGTTGTGTTAACACTAGATGTTTCAACTCCATACGATGCAGCAAACATGTACAATAATTCAACATGTGCTCGTGACGTAGGTTTAATCTTAGATGCAGTAACATACGATTTAGTTACTGGTTCTAACTACCAAGCAGTAAAAGCAGGTATGGCTTACTTACGTGCTGATGCATCAAATGTTATTACGGGCCAAATGCAACAAACTGTTGCAGGTATCACTAAAGGAAAAGACTTAGCATTAGCTACTATTTCCGGTGGTACATATGCCGCAGCAAGAGCAGCTATTACAGATAGCATTAACGTAATTAATACAATTGTTCAACAAGGAGTAACTGCTGCACCTGCAATTACATATCCTACAGGTGTTAATAGCACAACTGCTGCACAAAACTTAAAAGATAATTTACAAGCAAACCGCGCTTTTATTGCTAATGAAATTACAGCATGGATTGGTGCTAACTATATTGTTAAAAACATTCCTAACTACAATTCATCAACATGCGCTCGTGACGTAGGTTACATCATTGATGCAATTTGTTATGACGTCATGTACGGTGGCACTAGTGCTACATGGGACGCAGTACTTTCATATTACGGTCGCAGCGTAATCGGTGAAGCAGGTAGCAATCAAATTGCTGGTGAAGAAAGTGTATTCCAAGCAACAATGGCTAGATTTAAAACTGTTGTTCAACAGATTGCATTAAACACAAGTGTAACTACTAGCCCGGGTAATACATTAACACAAACCGTAAATGCTGGTTATATTATTTTAAATACAGATCCAGAGTACACAAAATTAGGTGACCTAAGTGACTTAGTTATTGATTACACATTTGACGGTGTTGACGACGTTCCAACATTAGCTAGAACAACTACAACACTAACTGGTTTAGATTCAACATTACTTGCTGCAAGATCTACGATCCAAGCAGCAAAATCTTCAATCCAGGCAAATACAATTACATACCTAAACAATGGTGGCGGACTACGCATTAACATTGAAATGGGTGGTAACAAGTCTATGCTAGCAAACGACTTTGCTATGATTAACGACTTAGGTTACGCAATTGTTTGTACTAACGGTGGTGTGTCAGAACAAGTTTCAACATTTACATACTACTGTCATACTCACTACTGGGCTAACAACGGTGGACAGATTCGTTCTGTAGCTGGTTCTAACGCACATGGTAACTACGGTTTACGTGCATCCGGTTTTGACGTAACTGAAAAACCAGACTCAGTGCTACTTGCACAAGACATGGTGCAGACAGCACACGTTTATAAGCGTGGTCAGTTTGCCGCAGAAATGACTCCAACTGCTACAACACAAGCGTTGAGTGTGTTCATTACTGATTATTCATACAGCCCATACAGCATCAGTGAATTGGAAATTGATCACAGTGCTGCCGGCCTAGGTATTATCCGTTATGAAATTACAACTGTTGAACATACAACAGTAAACGTTGGCGTTGGCTCAACTGCAAACGTATTAAAACTAAACCTAAGTACAGCAGGCTCAGGTGGGACTTCGAGTACAGGTCTTGCTGCTGCATTGTATGATGGCCAAACAGTTACTATCCGTAATTTACAGAACATTAAGTTTAACAACATTGATAACGTTAAACCTACTCGCCCATCAACTGCATTGCAATACCTCGACGATTTAGCTAGCATTTATCGTGTTATTGCATACAACTTAACAGACTCAACAGGTGAATTGCTAGGTAACAACATTGCAGTTCTTGGTGCAGATAGTTCATTTGCATATTATAAGTTTGTTACTGATGTATCAAATCTTAAAACTGTTGACCCAGACGTTGCTATTGATGCAACTGGCATTAGCGGTGCTGCTGGTACTGTTACACTAACATATGCTAACCAAGGCAGTGCTCCATATACAATCGGTCAATACATTGCAGTAAGTGGTTTTAGCACAACTGCATACAACGGTATACACGTTGTTACAGCATGTTCTGCTACACAGGTTGAATGGTTAAGTTCTGCAACTGGTAGTTCGTCAACACTAGGCGTTGTAGGTTCGAGATCACAAGGCGCAATGGTAAGCGATTTAAAGATTGCTGTACTTGAAATTAGTATCCAAACAACCATTGACCAAATTAACAAAGGCAAGTTCTTGTTTGGTTGGGCAGGTCGTACACACCGTGTAACAAGCTATACAACTCCAGAAAATATTGCCACAGCTACTTATGTAAGTGGCGGCACTGCAACCACTACAATGTTTGTAAACAACGTGTCGGGTATAATCAAAGCTGGTCAAATGATTACTGGCACTGGGTTTAGCACACAAACTGTTGTAAGCGCAACACAAGTTGGTCTACAATGGACTGTTGTATTAAGCGGTGTAGCAGACAGCACACCTTCAGGTGTTATTACATTTGGTTATGTAAGAAATGGTTGGTTGAACATTGATTCAACTCCAGTTGAAAACATTGCAGGTGATGGCACTGGCATTAATGCACTGTCATGGAACAGTACCGCAGCACTTGGACCAAGTACAACTGCTAAGGCAGTTACATTTGATGTACAGTGGGCACCAGATACTCCGCCGATTGTAGACACAATGTATTTTGTTTCTAACCAGGCAAATACATCATACAACGGTTGGCATCAAGTAGTAGGTGCAGTAAGTAAGACACAAGTTAGTGTAGGCGATACAACAGGTTTAACTGTTGGTATGCTTGTTTCTAGTAACAGCGTAGGCGCACACATTCCAACAGGAACAGTTATTGCCAGCGTTGACAGTGGAACTGATTTTACAGTAACTCCAGCATGTTGGGTTCCAGCAGGATCATTACTAAGCTCAACTGTTGTTGCAGTAGTTGATCACATTGCTATTACAAATGGCGGTTCTGGTTACACAACACCTCCAACAATTACAATCGGTAGTGTCGACGACGGTGGAGCAACTGTACAAGCAATTGCAACATGTACAATTGTTAACGGTGCAATTGATGCTATTACAATTGTAAGTCCAGGTTACGGTTACACTAGTGTACCTGATATCAAAGTTAGTTACGGTACTGCTGTATTAACTGCTGT